TGCTTTATCAACGCCCGCATCGGCGTGAGCAGACGGAGTAATGCATGGAAAGCGAAGGTGGAACCCCATTCGGGTCTCGTAGGCGTTCCACTCCCGCTGAGTAGATATCCTTCTCGGATTCGTAGGGGCCATTCATCATTCGCTCGTGGTCCGCAATGTTCCATTGCTCCCAGAGCTCGGTGTTGACCTTTTGCTGGTTCTCCTTGTGAGAGAGAGGAATGCTTCGCACGTACTCGAGAGGCGTTGGGAGAACACACTGCTGGCAGAGCATGAATTCGATCTTGGAAGGGAGAAGGCAGTCTCGCAGGAGTTTCATCCGTTCCTCCTTGGGCATGTTCTCGAACGCGACGATCTCGGCTTGGGATGGGCAAATGGTAGTCATGATCGCTTGGAAACGGGTTGACATAACAGCTTAATACATTTAATTCAATTTTATTTCACGTTGATCGTGAAATAAAAATAAGGAAGGCCCTCCTTGTTTTTATATGTTCGTTCTTCTTTTATTGTGATGTAGGCATCCAACCAATCTTCATGATGCTCCCATACGAGGCAGAGATATACTCGTTTCGTTCCTCGTCGTTCATTGGATTCCTACCCTTTATCTTTCGAAACATACGATCCACGAGGGCACGCTTGGCATGATCATCCGTCGCCTCAAATCCATTTTGTTCTTTGAAATATTGCATCGTCAGCTTCTCTTTCTCGCGACGAAATTCTCGTAGGAATTGTTGGAACATGTAGATTCTCTTGGAAACTGACATGGATACGTCATTCAGGTAGGCACGACCTGCTTCCATAATCAGTTTCTTCTCTCGACGTTCCGTGCGCGACATAGCTAACCTAGCTCTTTTATGTCATAAATATCAAATTTTACTCGGTATGCTGCATATACCAAGTAGTAATGAATACATTGCACATGAGATCCATTGTTAATTCAATGACAACAATATCAATCTGGGAAAGAAGCATATTGATGTAAATGACCCAGTCAAACCAAGAATACAAGGTAGAAACGATCGATATTTCATATACGTGAGGGATGAATAAATTTAGCTTGTTTGCATTAGCCTCTGTAGAATTGTCTTGGACATTGTGCGTGATTTGTATTTCGTATCAAGATATTTAAAACCGAATAGAACATCATTCCTATATATTTTGGCATCGTATTGACATAAATTCCCAAAATCACAAGATCGGTTTGAGGACCCCATCGATAAAACGTAGAAAGGTCGTCTGACTGTTTTGGGATCATAACTGCCATGATCATACTAATTCCAATCATCCATGCGAGAACAATTCGCGATAACAAAATGGTTCGCATTACTACGGTATAGTTTATACACTCGTTTATGTGCGTTTCGTGCGTTTCGTGCGTTTTATTGACCTAAAGATTTGTCTCTTTTCCATCATAGAAATGGCCGAGACCAATCAAGTTATTACCCCCTCCGACCAAGAGTCAAAACCCCAAGAGAAAAAGACCCGTGTTATCATCGGCCTGCCAGGTGATCACTTTAGTCAGGCCTTTCTACTGTCTTGGACCCAGGCTCTTCACATTCTGATCTCCTCCAACCGCTATGACATCATCGTCAGCCCAGGCAAGAGCTCCTTTGTTTCATTTGCTCGTATGCAAACCCTCGGCCTTGACGTTCGTCGTGGTAAGAACCAGAAGCCATTCAATGGCGAGAACTACGACATCTTTGTATCAATCGATTCAGACGTTGTCTTTTCCGCCTCGCAGTTGATCGAGTTGATCGAGTGCACCAAGCTCCATCCAGTTGTATCTGGCTATTACATGATGTCGAACAACAAGCAGTTTGCGGTTGTAAAGGACTGGAACAAAGATTACTTTGCCAAGAACGGTACCTTTCAGTTCCTCGAGCCCAAGGATACCGAGGAGGCCATTAAGAAGTTCACAAACGAGCTCGAGGAGCGTCGTGTGGCCGAGGAGCAGAAGAAGGATCTGAAGCCGATTTCGGAGCCTGAGTTCATGAAGGTTTCCTATGCGGGTATGGGCTTCTTTGCCTGCCGCAAGGAAGTGCTCGACGATCTGCAGTACCCCTATTTCAACCGTGAGCTCCAGCGCATCAAGTCGAAGGACGGCGTTGAGATGGTCGATATGTGCTCCGAGGACGTTGCGTTCTGCAAGAACGTGGAAGATGCGGGCTATGACATCATGCTCAACACTCGTCTGCGCGTCGGCCACGAGAAGGCGGTTATCCTATAAAACACTTTTTAGGAAAAAGTGTGCAAAAACGGCAACGACTTAGTATAAAAAGAGAAGGATTGTCTTCTTGTCTTTTTATAAAACTACATGACACTTCATGGAAGCTGAGCAGACTCCAAGGATTGCTCAGTGTGCGATGCTTGTAATACTTGTGCCACTGGAACAGCAGACTCCTCTTTCTGGTTGCCCATCAGCTCCACGCTACGCTTGTCGAGACTCAGACCAAATAGCGATAGAACAAAGGACACGATCGACACAAAGATATCGTACAACCAATCAAACATTATACTTGCCGTATAGTATTTTTTGAGTGTTTCCTTTACGCGTCAAAGAGAAGTCGATCGATTGTCGTACGCACACAGAACACACGGTGAAGGATGATTCCTAGAAGAAAAAGTACGATCGCGAAAGATAATACTGAATATTTAGGATACAGAAAATGGAGAACAAATGCACCAATAACAGTCATGATAACGTCTACGATCGCAATATTAAAGATTCGATATGAATGAACGCCTTCTGCCACTTTTCCAAATATTTCACTGTATTTGCACAACATCTAGTAGTAAGCGATATTATGAAATATCGCTAGGGATATACACTATGTGCTTTTATGAAATAGAACATCCCTTGGATCCCTCCCACACCTCTCTTCGCTTGACGCAAGAATGGCCACACTTCGAACACATCCTCTGCTGATACGTTATTCCTCGGTTATTGTACGTATCTCCTACGATCTTATACAAATGAAAACAGTTCGTTTGAGCAAGACGTTCTTCTTGTTCTTTTTTTTTCTCCGTTTCAATCACTTTATCAAAGAACGCTTGTCGAAATCGATTAATCTCGTCCATCTACTACTCACAATATAAACCATATATGTTTTTATAGAAATAGAATGGAATTCAATCTCTCGTACCACACTAGAGAAACTACAAACGTCTCTCAAAAAACACTACATGGAATACATTGAAAACATACCCTCTCTACAAAGTATCAAGTTGGTGGGTGAAGTATGGCGTATCAAAAAATACAATAAACGAGAAGGGTTTTTTAACTGGCATGCTGATCATACGCCATATGCTAAGTATCGTTTATTATCGATCATATTTTATTTGAACGATGTCGAAGAAGGTGGACAAACACTATTTGATTTGGATCAAAAAAAAGATGTCAAACCTGTCAAGGGTAGACTTCTCATCTTTCCGTCCTTATTTTGTTATAAACATAAGGGAAGTATTCCTTTATCCAACGATAAATATATTTTAATTACGTTTCTACATATAACTGATTTACTCTAGACAACTGTTTTATACATATAAAAATTGAAGGAAGATGTTATCTTGAAATGAGTCAACCATGTCCAAGAAACCAGAAATCGGCATCACAGAAGGCATTACGCTGACGTTCGGCGATATGGCAGAGAATCACGTCGGCATGGAACAAATCGGTTCTATGGTCGCCGAAGGAGAAGGATTCGACCTCACCTATCTCAAAACCGTCCAAGCATCCATGGAAGCAATCGGCTGCACCTGCGAACTCGTAGGACTTTCTGGAGGAGAATTGTCCCTTGATCCTCTCCCTGCCGCATACGTTCTCGTCATTCGCCAAGGAGTCCCTGCTCTCCTTTCACACGCGAACGGTGGAAACCGCAAACACAGTAATTCGCAGCTCCAACTTTTCCAAGAACAAAAAGCCCTCGCATATGATACGAAGGCGTTCATGTACGGACGCGTCGTTGACAAACATGCACGCTGGAATCTCTGCTTCGATGAAAAAGGACGCGAGCCCGATTACGCTGCAGGCAAAGGACGCATCGTAGGATACAACGAAGTCCCTCTTCTCAACACCCTTAAGGGTCAAATCGAACAGCTCATGGGGCCCAAGTCTTCCAATCTGAAAATCGAGTCCAACTACTACTACGATACCAACAAGTGCGGAATCGGATTTCATGGGGATTCCGAACGACGAAAGGTGATCGGTGTTCGTATCGGATATTCTTCCACACCCATGCATTGGCAGTGGTATCACAAGGGAGAACCCATCGGTGAAAGGATCATCATCCCTTTGAAACCTGGCGATATGTACCTCATGTCCGAAAAGGCAGTGGGAACGGATTGGAAGAAAAAGACGATTCCCACCCTTCGTCATGCAACGGGATCGGATAAATTTACTACCATCAAGGAATAAACATTAGAAAATATGCAAAATCAAATAAAAACTAAAAAAGGGCCTAAACCATCGGCTCGCTTTTTTAGTAAGATGACAACTCGCCAGCAACGCTACAATAAATCCGTTCACGTGAATGTACGACAGGAATTCGAAATTCCCGCCGTATATCTCAAAGGAGGCGTTGAAGAAATCGAAGAAGCACTCAGTATTGGGGCAACCATTCAGAATTCGATTAAAACGATGCGATCCAATGCCGACATTCGTCGTATCACCGAAGAGAAAGACGCTGAAATCCAAAGAATTCAGACCACCTATCAAGAACGTATTACCAAGTTATCCGAAGATATGCAGACCATGACCGCTGAAAAGGAACGTATGATCGCTGAGATGGGAGATCGTATTCGTGCCGCGCAAAAAGGCGAACGCGATGTCTGTACCAAAGAATCTGAAGAAAGCATCC